TTGACATTGTGCCAAAAGCGATATCTGTGTTTGTTGAATATGATGAGTATGCCGTCGCTCGAACGTAAGATCCTGGAGTGCCCGTCGCAATTTGCATCAATCCACCAGCAACCGAATAATCGGCTGTTGAAATGTTATTTGGACGCAATGTAAAAAATGATCTAGCACCAGCTGAAGCACCAGTCATGATGACCATGATTTGTTTTGGAGCTGTAAAGCTGACCGTAATTGTCGCCGCGCCTGTGAGAGCTGTGCCGCCAGCGTTGAGCAAAGTCCAGTTTGTTGCACCACTTGACGGTGTTGCCCATTTGATGCCCGTTGATGCTGTTGAATCAGCTGTCAATACTTGCCCATTTGTACCAACGCCTAAACGTGAAATAGTTGATGCTGCTGTGGCTGCAACAATGTCGCCTTTTGTTGTAAAAGTTGATTTAGCCACCGCCGCATTTGCTAAGTCATAGGCGGATTTGACTGCCGTTGGAGTCGATGCCAAGACTGAAGATGTCGTCGATGTTGAATCCGAAAGCTGCACAGCGCCTTTGACTGCCGTAGTAGCGTCTTGAATTCCCACTGTTACGTCGCCAGATGTTCCACCGCCAGTTAATGGTGACGTCGCTGTGACTCCAGTGATGTCTCCAGTTGTTGGTGCGACCCAAGTGAAATCCATGTCTGTGTTTGATGTCTTTGATAAGACTTGACCTGTTGTTCCGCCTAATAGATCTGCCATCGTTGTATCTACGCTTTGACCAAAGACGGCGAAATCAGCTGGCAAATCTGTGACTAGATCTGTTGCTGTGGGCATTACCCATCCGAAATTGCTTGTTGGATTGCTCATATTTTCCCCTTAAGCCACGACTGTGGCATTTTCCCATGTGAGTGTTGGATTGATTGTGTTCCATTTTTCCGTGATTGGGACGTCGTTCCACCTCATTGCCTGAAGACTAAACGAAATTGGCGAAATATTCATGCTGACACTCACTTGATTGTATGCAGCTCTAAATGTCCAGCCTTCGACAAATCCAAGATAAGTGCCTGAATTCATATTCAGTGGCAAATCAGCAATCGCCACGGGCATGCCCATAAAGACCGAAATCAAATTGTCACGATCTGAATTGTCAATCTCTGGATTGGTCAGCTCGTATGTGATGGCGTTGAAATTGGCTTCTGGATAAGCTCTGAGTCCCAAGTAAAAATTCGCCTGTGACTGGGCATCTGCCGCGTTGTGCAAAGTTGTCGTGATGATTTGCGCAAGTTGTCCGTATAGTCCGATTGATGTCGAATCAGTGGCGCTTTTTTCTGACGATGACGTTGCGCCATATTGAATTGTCACTGAGTTGCGCACATCTCCTGCACGCGTTTGAATTCGCAATCCTGAGCCGATGGCGTTATTTGCTGATAAATCTACATAACCATTGACCGCAAGATACTGACTGCGATGTGTTGAGTCTGCATAAGAAATCAAGCCATAGGCATCTTCGTAAATGTAGCCCAATCCTGAAGTTGCCAAAGCTGCAACGAGTGAATAGACATCTGTGCGCGATGATGAGCGCGCCGCTAATTCGTAATTTCCTGGTCTATCTATTTCTCCCAGTCCTGAATTCTCTGCGTCTTGCCATTGAACCGTTGGATCATAAGTTGCCCACGTGATTGCCTGTGGGACTTCTTGCCATGAGTCAAATAACACTTGTTTGAGCACATCATAAATTTGATCTCCGTCGAATTCTTTTGGCAAGACTCCATTCGTCAAAGCCTTTGGCAATCGCGCCAATGCTCCAAGAGCAATCACATTGATTCTCTGTGTGTAGCCTAAGTTTCCAATTTCAGCAACGGCGATTCCTACTTCAACCACTGAACCGCCAAAGATTGGGACGAAAGTATTTGTGGAATCTTTAAGAGATATTGTCAGCGAATCATTGATTTCAATGGGCACGTTAGCTTGGTTGAAATTGACTATATCAAGATTGATGTATCCTGCATTTGCTTGCTGATAGATATTTGTGCGTCCTGAAGTAATTGTGCATGTTGCAAGCGTCGCATCTGTGTAATTGACGCCACCGATAGTTAATTGCCAGACTGGATTCCAAAGCGTCATGACACCAGCACGAAGTTATTCGCGCCCCCAGTGCCTCGATATGAAGAATTGTTAACGGTGTCCACGATGACGCGTGCAGCTGCTTCTGGATCACCAACGACGCCCATATAGACATTCACGCCGCCTGAGTTAGTACCAAAGCCAGCACCGCCAGCAAGATTTGAACCGCTCATTGCTGCAAGAGCTTGCGCATATCCCGAGACACCAGCGACTTGAATATTTTGGGAAATGCCAGCAGCAGCCGCGGAAGCAGCTCCAGCACTAGATCCAACGGATGATGGCACTGATCCAGCTCCTGATGGCACTGGCACACTTGGAAGTGAAGTGCTGCTCACGCTACCAGATGTTGAAACCTTTGGAATTGAAACGTCTGGAGCTCCACCTGTTGGAATCAATGGAAGATTTGGAAGCAACGGAATTGAATTGTATTTTGAAATAAGCCAATTAACGAGACTTATTGCACCTTGAACGGCTGCCGTGATTGCTCCGATGATGTCGCCAATGACGTTGATGACTCCACCAGCAATCTTTCCGACAATCTCCAAAGCTTTGCCCAAGACCGTGCCGATGACTGGCGCAACGTAGTCAGCAATCAATTTTCCAAATGCCATGAATGAATCCATGTTGTCACCTATTGCATCTTTTACATATCCGAAAGCCTTGACTAATCCATCCCAGATTGGCAGAAACACTCTTTGAATAATCGTGCCCAAAGTCGTGATGTAAGTCGTTAGACCGCCAGACTTATCAGAGAATCCAGTTGAAAGCTTTTCCACAATAGGAATCACATAATCTGAGAAATAACCGACAAGCTTTTGAAGAATCGGAAGCAATGCAAATCCGATTGTTTCTTTCGTTTCATCTAAAGAAACTTTGAGTCTGTCCAGTCTTCCTTGAAATGTTTGAGCTTCACCCTCGGCAAATCCTTGAAACGATGTGCGCAAAGTTTCATAGACCAAATTGAAGTCTTTTGTTTTAAGAATACTCTGATCTATACCAAGACCTAATTTTCCAAGCGCATTTGTATTTCCATCGTATGCTTTGCCTAAACTATTAGAAATTGCTTCCAGCGGCTTACCCGTTGCCGAACTGATGTCCAACGCAAGATTGAGAAGCTTTTGAGCCTCTTCCACGTCTTTCGTACTTCGCACCAGTCGTGAGAATGCTGGACGAAGCTGATCGTCAGTGACTCCAATAGCCAATGAAGTTTTAAGGATGTAATCCTCGACAGCTTTTATTTGTTCTTGATGTGCGCCAGTTGTATTTGTCAGAGTTTGTGCCAAAATTCTTTGAGCTTTTTCATCTTCCAATGCAGCCTTGACGCCATCGATTCCAATTTTGATTGCATAAGCACCAGCGGCAGCGGCAGCTGCGGCAAATGCCAATCCAGCCTTTTTGCCGAAATCCATCATCTTGCTGGACGAATCCTCGACATCTGCATTTGCAGCTTTCAGCGATTTATTGAGTGAATCTACATCACCAAGAATGGAGAGTTTGAGCGTGCGCGATCCTGATGCCATTAGTCCCACTCCTTCAAAATTCTACTAAAAGCATTTTCCCATTCATTTACGATGTGTGGCTGTTCGGCGCGCAGAGTCGGATAAATGAACCATCCCTTTGAACCTCTTCCTTCTTTTCCAGACCATACAGGGAACTGTCTAAATTTATTTGATCCGAATTCATAACCGCCCCAAAGTTGTTGAGTAGTACCGCCGCCGCTTAGTTTCTGACGTGCGAAACCAAATGAAATTTCACCAGTCTTTGCGGACTTTGACACTGTAGATCCCTGAGCAATAATCGGCGCGACTTTGTTATTTGCTGACATTGCTTTGGTTGTGATTTTCCCCTGAAGATAACTTGCCAATGCATTTGATTCTTTTTTGGCAGCTGCGACGGCTTCTTCGTCCATTGCTTTGAATGCTTTGTAAATGCCACGCAAATCGGCTTTGTCGTAGGCGATTGGCTCATCCATTGCGCTTCTCCAGAATCTCGATTGCTGTGAGTACGTCCTCGGCTGTCTCAAAGTCTCTGGGATGAAGCCCCGTTGAAAGAGCTAAATCCCAGAGCGTTCGATTCAAGCTTCCGACGGCGTAGCTTTTGGGCTCTGATCTTCACCAACCGTCACTTCACTGACCGTTTCACACCATGCATCGTATGGCTTGACTGGCTTGCCACCAGACTCGCGCTTCATAGCGTGATAAGCCAGAAATAGCAGATCGCTTATTCCGACTTTATCTTGCATTTGAGAAACGA